TTTTTTTTTTTTGTTCTTCTTTTTTTTGTTCTTCTTTTTTTTTTTGTGTTAATGCTTTTTGAATTCGGTTTTTCTTTTCTTCACTAAAATCATCTATATCTTCTTTTTTTGTTGCATGTAACATTTTTATTATCCTTACTTTTAATCCGGAATTTTTTTTAAAATCTTCTTCTGTAAAAGTAAGTCCTCTTTTTTTTGCATCAGCGATTACATCTTTCTCTTTTGGTTCTTCTTCGGGTGGTAATGGAACTAACAAATTATTATATTCTTCATTATTTTCTATTTTAAATTTTATATCTGAATCACTACATTCCGCACCGAGAATCTTGTAGCAATACATATTGACTGGTTTATTCTCTGGATCATCTAAATGTTTATTTAGACCCAAGACCATACCATCAACTTTATATTCATTATTATATAAAGAATCTATTTTTCTTCTATATTTTTTTTTTATTCTATCCTCTGTTTTTGTTTCAGCCTCTTTTTTGTTATCATAAACTTCATCAATATATTTATAAATGCCTTTAAATTTATAATTAAGACAACTTCTTGATATTTTTTTATCTTTAGAAGACTTTGAAAAATTTTCCATTTTTAATTCAACATAACCATGATATGGTAATTCGGGTAATTTATTTTCTTTTTCAACTTTTCTCAATTCCGGATCGATAAAAGTTCCCTTTGCTCTAAGTTCATATTGATTATTTAATTCAATAAAATTATCTTCATCTATATAGGTACCATTTGTATCTACTAAAAATAATGTGTATATTTTCCCGTCAAAATCAGTAGTAAAGGAAAATTCACACTGATTATTAAATTGACCCGGTATTGTTATCTGTCCTAAGTAAGAATTCCATTTACCTGCAAACCCATCATATGTCATTTTTTCATGTAAGATTTGTCTCATTCCATTAGAGTCTATAAAGGGGGTTTTTTCTTTACTAAGACACATATTTCTATTTGGAGTTATATATTTTGGAAGACACAATTTAGGATAAGGGATACTAGATAATTCACTTTCACATTTCATGTCGTAAAATTTGAAGGAACTGGGTGCATTGGTTTTAGATTGACATATCTCATCAATAGTACTATTATAATTAAATGTAACCCCATCCTCACTAATTACATAATATTTTTTGGGGCTAGAACTCTCCTCCTCATAAATTATTCTTCCATCATTACATTTTTTATTAGAATTTTTAAATTTTTTATTAGGACCCACAGTTGTATCGCTTAATTTATATGGTTTAAAATGACAAATTGGATTATCTTCACATTTATCATCTTTTAAATTAATACATGGGTCTTTTGTTCCACTTCTAAAAAGTTCTTCTCTTTTTTTTTGTAATTCTTTTTTTAATTGTTTTACAATAATAACATATTTTTTTTTATCAATATTGGTTCCTGTAACTTTATACATTTCTTTATCTGGAGTTATTTTCATATCTTCTAATTTTCTTAGTATTTCCTTTATAGAAAAATCTATTTCAGTGGGAGGATAAATTTCATCAACGTTACCCTCATCTAAAAAAATTTTACAACAACCATGTTTTAATATAGGTTTCTTATATCCTAGTCTATTTTTAAAAAATAAACTATTCTTATCATCTTCATAGTTTGTTTTGTTGCTTTGCGGTGATGAATCTTTAAAAATTTCATAATTTTCAAAATAAGCAATTTTTTGGGGGTCATATCCTCTTTGAGGATCATCTATATGTCTAGTTAGCTCAAATGGTTTAATTATAAAGCTTTTTTCATGGAATTTAGATAAATATTCTTTCATGTGATCTCCAACATATTGAAAATTCATTGATATTACTTGACATCCCCCATCAAAAACTTTTTCTGGAACGAAATTTATACTTGATATACTCGGGTTAGGTGTTATAATTGTAAAATTTCTTTTATTAAACTCTTTTATTTTTCTTTTATCTTGTTGTAGATATTCATTATATGTATATCTTTTAACTCTCTCACCTATTCTTAAATGGGAGATATCCATCATCTCCGTATTGGCGATTTTACCATCGGTGAGTAAAACTACTTTTCCAAGTAAACTTTCCAAAGGTTCATCTAAAACATTTTTAGTTCCATTTATACTAAAACTTTTTCCAAGTAAATGAGTTTTTAATACTTTTTTAATAATATTTGCAACTTGGTTCATTTTTTTTTTTTCAATATTTAGACCTAAATATATAAGAAATGGATCTCCGTGAGTAGGTGTAAAGTCTTTGTTAAATATTTTTAAGGATATTTCTTTACAAAAATCTTCAAAATAAACCGTATTTAAAGTTAATTTCCAATTACCATGAAATAAACCATTAGATACTACTATATATCCTTCATTATCCTCAAATAAATCAAGTTCGACATATCTAGCACCAAACTTAATATTTCTAAAAAACATAGCTTTGCTTACGTAATCAAAAATTTGTCTACCCGATAGATATGATTTAGCGGAAGAACAAATAAATACATCACATAAAGTATGTTTTTTAACATTAATTTCATCAAAATCTTCCTCTTCTCCTGATACTGATGGGGTATTTAATTTTACTTTTTTTTCAAAAGTATATTCTTTCTCCATTAATTGTATTTTTGAATCAACATTAAATGAATTAGTTAAAATATATGAAAAATATATCATAACTAAAACGGAAACTAAAATAATAACCCATATTATATTATCAAATATTTTTTTACCTACATCTTTGTAATTAAGATTAAGTGAATTACTTACTATTTCGGTCCCTTTACCAAGTATTTCGGTTCCTTTACCAAGTATTTCGGTTCCTTTACCAAGTATTTCGGTCCCTTTACCAAGTATTTCGGTTCCTTTACCAAGTATTTCGGTTCCTTTACCAAGTATTTCGGTTCCTTTACCAATAGATTTATTTATTGTATTTTTTATTTTTTCCATCTTATAAACTTAATATTTTATAAGATAAAAATTTAGAAATTTATTATTGATTTTTAAATATATTTTTTATGAAAAATAAATAAATTACACCTAAATAGTATAAAAATTAATAAGAGTCTTAAATTCTTTTAAATACATTTTATTTTAAATTTGACTTTACCATAAAATGTTCCTTCTCCCCAGTTTTTAATACCAACAACTATTTTGTTAGAATCATAACTAGCAATATGAGGTATTAATGCTCCGGGGTCATTATAATTACCCTCATGAAATATTTGAGTTAAAACCGGCATATGATTTTTAGGCACCGACATATCACTGATTATAATATCATCCAGTTGATCTCGTGAGATAGATAAATCGTCTACCTCTTTAGTATAAAGGGTCAAATCAGCGGTATCAGTAGGAGGTATTCTAATGAATCTTAATTCGACTTTACCCTCAAATGTTCCACTTCCCCAGTTTTTAAAACCAACAGTTATTCGATTTGTTTCGACTCTCACTATATAAGCAACTACTGCTCCGTTTACATTATATTTACCATTATAAGATATTTGAGATAATAACACCATATCATCCACGCCCGTCTTCAGGTTAAATATTTTCGCACGTATTTCACCAGGTGGGATACTAGCTATATCAAGATCTTTTTTTTTAAAAGTTATAGAGTTACTATGCTGAATAAGTTTTATTCTAAATTTAATTACACCAGTAAATTTTCCAGCTCCCCAGTTTTTAATACCAACAACTATTTTGTTAGAATCATAACTAGCAATATGAGCCATTAATGCTCCGGGGTTATTATAAAGACCAGTATAATATAACTGAGATAAAATCGCCGTTTGCGACGGCTGCCCTGCCATAGGAGGACTGCCAGAAGTTCTAATTATCAAAGCTATTAGGACATCCTTATTGATTTCTAATAAGTTTGTAGTAATATCAAAAACTTTATTATCCCCAGCCGTAATATGAACATCATTTGAACCATATGCTTGTGTATAATTGGGGATATTTAATTTTTTAAGTTCTTTTTTTGCAACTTCACAATTTGCTATTTCAAGTTTACGGGCTATTTCTGCTGCGTCCGCTGCGGCCAGTAAGGAGCTTGTTGCGTCAATTATACTTTTACCTTTCTTATCTTTAAAATTATAAACTTCATCATTATCTCCATGATATAATGTTGAACCGATTCTTTCCTCTTCTTCATTAAGGACGTCTCTTGTTTTAATACCTTTTAAATCTAAATCTAAACTATTTATTTTTCCCACAAAATTATCTAATATTGAAAATGAATAGTCTTTATCACAGAAGCATTTTTCATTTTCTCCTGATTTTCCTTTTTCTCCAGTATAACCTTTTAGACCCCTAACACCTGGCAAATCCGCCATTTTATAATGGAGTATTAGAGTAATTAAAATATTAACTAAATTAAATACAAAAAGAAATATATACCACTGTAAAAACATTAAAAAATTTGTATCTTTAATTATATTTGAACCATATGTTCCTAAAACAATTAATGTGATTATAACTACAAAAACAAAAAAGGCCAAACCTAAATATGCCAATTTATCCAATCTCATTTAATAAAAGATTAGAAAAAAAATTTCCTAGCTATTACTTAGACTTTTCTTTTCTATATTAGGAGTAGTATAGGCATATACAATTTCTTTATTTGTATGGTCGCTCCTTTCAACTTTTATACTTGAAAAAACTTTATTACAAATGGTGCTTTCTGGGTCTGTTTCTGGGTCTGTTAAATCAATATTTTTTAATATAAAACTACTATCTTTGAAAATATACATATAATTACTCATATGAGTATCAATCATTTGATAATTCATCATAATAAATTGACATCCTGATTCTAATGACTTAGTCGGGTCAATATTTCTTGGTGATATATTACTTAAAAAGGAATCCGCATCATCTCCTTCCGGAGAAATAATTGACATACCACATTTATTATATTCTTTTAATTTATCTTTTTTTACATCTAATTCAAATGCCGATGTTTCCACTAAATCTTGTTCCTTTTCAATAATATCTATATTTTTCATATAAAGTAATCGGTGTTGGTGGGGATTATTATCTAATGTAAAATCAGAAACATTGCTATAATTTACAATTTCTTCAAGAGGACTTCCTTCAAATCCCGATTTGGCGAAAATAGTTATTCTTTTTTGTAAATTAGTAATAGGTGTGTTTGAAAATTCCGTATTAGATTTTTGAGAATTATGAGAATAATTCACATCCAAAAGATATTGACCTAAAATTTCATAAATATATTTAGCAATTTTTTCCAAACAAATTAAATTTCTATTAACTTTCAAATTTAAATAAATAAAAAAAGGATCTTTATATAATTTTTTTACTCTTTGTTGATTAAAAACCGTATCTACGATAACCTTTAAAACTTCTGTAAGAGGTAATGAATTTAATGAAAACTGCCATTCTCCTTCTTCGCTCCCTGTTGCTACAACCGGTTCTACATCAGTACTAAAACTATCATTGAATATTTCCAATTCAATAAATCTTGGACCCGCCATTAACACATCCCTAAAAACCTCCAAACTACAATAATCATATTTATGATTATAACATACATAAGGTCTATATGCACTAGCCACGTAAAAATCATTTATTGGACCATCTGTAATATCTACTATTGATTGTCTATTTAATTCACTTGATTTATAAACTTCCATTCTTTTTAAACTTGTATATACTCTAAAAGTCTTAGAAATAAAAATTAATCCAACCAAAAACAAAATTCCAACAAATAGAAAAATAAAAAATAATACTTGTGCTTCCATTTTTTGATTTTGGATTTGCCCTTCTGTTAAGTCTTTAACATTTTCTATGGGATTTTTTTTTGAAAATAAATTTTTGATTCCTTCTCCCATATCAGTTGTAGCGTTTTTAATTTTATCTACTGCTTTTTTCCCAGCACTACCCATTTGATTCATTTTTGTTGGTATTCCTTCCATTTATATTTCTATTAGAAAATAATTAGATTATTTATTACAACTAACAAGGTTCATAAAAATAAATAACTGATTGGAAAATTTTACCATTTTTATATTTTATTAAATCATTATAATTTCCAATTAATTCAAATGTAGGAGGATTATCATAATCATCATAATAATACCACTTATTATCTATTAAAATAAATGAGGTAAAATGGGCTCCTCCCATACCAGGTGTTCTATAAACAGAAGAAACAAATTTAAATTTGGTCTTATTTTTCAATGTTATTATTTCATTCGGAATTATACTCTTATCCAGGAACATTTCCCCTATTGCCCTACTTAAATCAAAAATTAAATATCGTGTTTCATTAAATTCAGTAAATTTAATTTTTCTTTCATAAATTTTATTATCCTTGGGACAAATAAAATCACTTCCTTCGGATTTAAATGAATCATCTTTTAATTTAAAAATATCAGATAAATTTATATTATTATCCATTGTAAAAATATCACTCGGTGATACAAAATAAAAAATATCGGTTTTTAATTTATTAATAGATTTACATATTGTCCCATTTATATTTTTTATATCTACTTCTTCTTTAATATCGGTTTCCTTATCATTTGTATAATATGTAGTTTCTATAAGATTTTCTTGGTCTTTATCAGGAAAAAGTGTAAATATAAATTTTAAGAATTCATTCGCTTCGCGTTGTGAGGAATCGGTGAAATCCTCAAATGTATTTATAATACATTCTTTCATAGATTCTCTAAAATTCCGAAGTCTTCTTGGAAATTTTGTTCTGGTTTTAGATTTTCTATCAACCTTTTTATTATCGTTTATATTATCTCTCAAATAATTATAAATATTTAATAATTCATTTCTTATTCGTTGTCTTGCTTCCAAAGAACAATTTTTATTAATACTATCACTATTAGATTCTTTTAATTTATATGGTTCTAATTTTTTTTCCAATAGTCTATTCAAAATATATGGATTATCTCTTAATAATAAACATACAATCACACTATCAAGAAAACAACTATTATCATACCATTTAGGTAATCTTAATTTACTTAAATCTATATTTCTCGATTTTGTATTTAATGATTTAATTATTTTTTTAGTTTTTTTACTTGTTTTTTCTGTTTTTTTACTTGTTTTTTTACTTGTTTTTTTACTTGTTTTTTTACTTGTTTTTTTACTTGTTTTTTCTGTTTTTTTGCAATATCCCCATTTTAGCATATTTTTATCCTTATCTATTTCGGTTGCACATCTTTCACCATTATATTTCATTCCTCTTGTATCTGGAATACATCCATTAAATACTTTTCCCTTAAAAATAAAAGGGAATATACATTCATCCTCTTTAATATCATGAAACCTTCTAGATTTATTACTATTATTTTTCTTTGAACCCTTCATTATATTTATATAAGAAAAATAAAAAATTTAGTTAAGATTATTTTAAATTATGTAATATAGATTTTTTTGAATTCATTAATATCAAGAATCATTATATTTAATTGTTTTGCCTTTTGAATTTTACTTGAATTACTTTCTAAATCATCTGTAATTAGTATATCTGTTTTTTTATTTAATATTGTTTGAATAATACCTCCTTTTTCTTCTATCATTTTTATTAGAGTTTTATCTCTTTTTCCAGTAATAACAAAATGTTTATCATGTATTTTATTATCAATTTTATTTATTTTTTTAATAATTTTTTTTTTTTTACTATCAAATGAATCATATTTTAAACGTGGATGATTTTTAAAAAATATTCTTATTTCATCTAATTTATTTAAAAATTTTGTGGCGGTTTTTTCTTCAATTGACGGAATAGATATTAAATCTTCTATTTTTAATTTACTATTATCAGTAAAAATAGTTGGATATTTATTTAATATTTTCTCTAATATTTTAATTCCTAATCCAGATTCCAATATACAACTTCCGGCAACAATATTTTCCATTTTTATAGGAAAATTAAGTATTTTATTTATATTTTTAATAATATTGTCTGAACTTTTTTCCTTTATTCCAGGTATTAACAGAAGTTCTTCTTTTCTTACATCCAAAATTTTATTTATAGTATTAATTTTATGTTGGAACATTTTTTTAAAAATTCCAGGTCCAATATGTTCTACTCCAATTGTTTTAAAAAAATTAGTTATTCTTTTAATTTTAAATTCATCATTATTTTCTACATTTAACATTAGAATTTCTTTTTTAGTAGAGTTCCATTTGTAATCACAATCCGGCATTAATGGTTCTTTACCTTCTAAAACCTCAACTATTTTAGGTATAATTTCACCACTTTTTATTATTTTTAATTTTGCACCGATACCAATCTTATTTTTAACTATAAAATTTGCATTATTACCTGTTACGGCATCAATATTTGAATTATTTAAAAATACAGATTCAATTATCACGGTTGGTTTAAGTCTTCCATGTTTACTTAAATTCCATTTTATATCTTTTACATTTGTTATAGCAAATTCTTTATCAAGTTTAAATGCGATAGCATATTTTGGATTTTTATCAAGATTTCTTTGATGTAATTTATTTTGGCATACTATAATACCATCTATATCATATTCAGATTTTTCTCTCCTTTCAATTAATGTATTTTTTAGTTCCTCGTAATTAAGAGAATCTAATTTTTTATTATTAACTGTTTTAAAACCTAAATCTATAAGTTTTTGGAATTGTTCTTCGGTTTTCATCTCTGGGGAAATTATTTCAAAACAAACCAAATCAATAAATTTTAAATTATGTTTGTTATCGTCATTTACTTTTTTTAAATTAGTTATACCCGCGATAAAACTTCGTGTATTCGCATATTCTGATTTTATTTTTTTAAAATTATTTTTAGAAATAAGAATTTCTCCTCTAATAAATATTTCTTCATGACTTTTAATTACATTTTGACAATCAGGTATACTTATATAATCCAATATATATGAAATATCTTTACCTTCTATACCATTTCCTCTTGAATAAAGTTTTTTTGTTTTATTTGTAATTTCTAAAAGAAATGATTTACCATCCAACTTATCACTAATTATAACTTCACCTGGATATTTTTTATACCATTTTATAACTTCATCTTCTGTTTTTTTTTTATTCATACTTCCCATCCAGTATGGCAATTCTATTTTTTTATCGTAGGTATTAATAGAATGACCTACTTTATCAAAATAACTATTTTTTGGATCTATTTCTTTTAATTTATCATAAATTGTATCATATTCCTCATCAGTTATAAGTATATTATCTGTATTATAATAGGAATTCGCTGTTATTTTTAATATCTGAACTAATATTTCTTTTTTAGAATCTTTTAAAAAATTAAGTAATTGTGTTTTTATTTTTGGTATATATTCCATTTTAATAGAATTTTTATTTTAGAGAATATTATTTTCTACTTATATAAAATAAAAATCAAATTTTTAAATTATATTATTTTATTCATTTTCCAGTACTTCCGTATCCACTTTTTCCTCTACTAGTTTCACTTAACTCATTAACAAGTTCAAAATTTACATCATCGAGTAATGGTGAGGCAATCTGTAGATATCTCTGTCCTTTTTCTATAATAAATTCTTTATCACTTGTATTATAAAAGACACCCATTAAATTTCCTCTATATCCAGCGTCAATTAAACCAATACTATTCGCAAGAATTAAAGGAGTTTTGGTAGCGACGGACGAGCGCGAAAGCATCCAGAATGAAATATTAAATGTTTTTTCATTATTATAAGCGTCACACGAAATCCCGGTGTTTAGATAACCTTTAGATTTCGGGGGAATTGTAATTGTTTCCGGTGAAAATATATCGAGACCAGAATCACCTTTATGTTTGATTGAATGATTTCGGTATAAACTTGTTAGAAATGAATCTTGGTCGAAGGATGGGTCAATCTTAATTTTAATAAACATTTTATGATATAAATTAATATAAATATTTATAAATCATTTTTTTTAATAAAACAATAAAATTGAATATTTAAAAAACCGGATTTAAGATTTAATTTCTAAACTTAATATATTTAAAATGTCCGAAAACACATCACAATTTATTGAACCTATGCTAAGAGAAAATCCGGGAAGATTTGTTATTTTCCCTATTAGACATAATAATGTTTGGAAAATGTATAAACAAGCAGTAGGTAGTTTCTGGACGGCGGAAGAAATTAATCTTGATAAAGATTTAAATGACTGGGAAAAATTAAAACCCCCAGAACAACATTTTATAAAAAATATATTAGCATTTTTTGCAGGGAGTGATGGTATTGTGTTAGAAAATCTGGGTCTTCGATTTATGAATGAAGTCCAAATTCCGGAGGCAAAATCATTTTATGCATTTCAAATGGCTATGGAAAATATACATTCAGAAACTTACTCTTTACTTATTGATACATTAGTGAAAGATACAAATGAAAAAGATAAATTATTTAATGCGATTGACACTATGCCATGTGTATCAAAAAAAGCACAATGGGCGCTTAAATGGATTAATGATAAAGATAGTAATTTCGCCACTAGATTAGTCGCATTTGCCGCCGTAGAAGGTATATATTTTTCAGGTAGTTTTGCGGGTATCTTTTGGTTAAAAAAGAGAAAACTTATGCCGGGATTAACATTTAGTAATGAATTAATAAGTCGCGATGAAGCTCTTCATACTGAATTTGCTATACTAATTTATAGTATGATAGTTGAAAAATTAGATGAAACAAAAATTCATCAAATTATTAAAGAAGCCGTTGAAATAGAAAAAGAATTTATTATAGACTCTATTCCTTGTAGACTAATAGGAATGAACGCGGATTTAATGAATGAATATATTGAATTTGTGGCGGATAGATTAGTAACACAACTTGGTTATTCAAAAATTTATAATTCACAATGTCCTCTTGATTATATGGAAATGATTTCTATGAATGGAAAAACAAACTTCTTTGAAAAAAGAGTTGGTGAATATTCAAAATCAGGGGTAGGAGTTTCAAGGGAAAAAATGGTATTCTCCTTAGATGCCGAATTTTAAAATAATTGTTATTTTAATAATATTTTATATTTAATAATAATATTATTTTTATATTTAATATTAATATTATATTTAGTATATAATAATGGTGGGTGCTCTTTTAGAATTGGTTGCCAAAGGAGGACAAGATGTATATTTTATTTGTAATCCTCAAATATCTTTTTTTAAAAAAGTATACAAAAGACATACCAATTTTTCAATTGATTATGAAAAAATAATGATTGATATTGATTTTGGAAAAGCTACTAAATTTGCTATTCCAAGAAAAGGGGATTTAGTAAAAAATATGTATCTTCATTTTGATTTACCAAACTTATCTGACGACGATACTATTAATTATATTAATTTTATAGGTTACAATCTTATTGACTATATTGAAATTTTTTTAGGGGGTACTAAAGTTGATAAACAACTCGGAGAATGGTTATATATATGGAATGAATTAAAAAATAATGATACTAAAAAAAAAACACTTTATAAAATGATTGGAGGTCATAATATAGAAAATTATAAAAGTGAAAATGGAAATAAAGGAGGGAAATATATGGTCCCTTTAAGTTTCTGGTTTATGGATGATATAAGTTTATCAATACCAATGGTAGCGATGCAGTATAGTGAAATAGAAATCGGATTAAAATTAAAAGAATTAAATAAATTATGGATAAGTAAAACTGGGAAGTTTATAGATAATAATTTTAAAATAAAAAAATGTGAGTTATCAATAGAATATATATATTTAGATACTAAAGAAAGAAAGTTATTTGCACAAGAAAGTCATGAATATTTAATTAAACAAATACAATATAGTATAAATAATAATATTCTTAAAAATGAAACAATAAAAAGATTTAATCTTAATTTTAATCATCCGGTTATTGAATTAATTTTTATGGTCCAAAATAAAAAAGTATCTGAAATAGAAGATGATAAAGGAAATGACTGGTATAATTATAGTAAACATATTATTAAACCTCTAAAAGATCCAATAAAAAATGCTACTATTTTATTCAATGGTGAAAATAGAACTCCTAAATTAAATTCTAATGAATTAAGATTATACAATATTTATGAAAGACATACAAATGTTCCCGATAATTTTATTTATTTATATAGTTTTTCTTTAGCTCCTGAAGAATATCAACCAATGGGTTCATGTAATTTTAGTAGATTGGATAATAAACAAATTGAAATAGAATTTGAAGAAAATATAGAAACATCTGAATTAAGAATTTATGCTCTTAATTATAATGTTTTACGATTTAGTAAAGGTTTATGCGGAGTTGCCTATATTAATTAGTTATAAAATTAAATATTTTTAAAAACCATAATAAATTAAAATAAAATAAAACTATCTGAAATATATATAACCAATTACAAAAAAAATATTTATTTATTAAATATAAACCAAATAAAATTCTAAAAGCGAAAAATGTTATAATTAGAAGAATATTTGATAATTTAAAAATATTTATCTTATAAATTGAAAATTTTGTTTTTTTATTTTGATATAAAAATAAACTTAAATTAAGAAAGGGTGTTGATATTTCATTTAAATAGTTATATGCTACCATATGTATTGTATAAATATCACCCCAATAATTAATCCATATATTTGCAAAGACTATAATTAAATTATGTATAATTAATTTCTTATAACTATACGATTTATATTTTAATAAGAAAAAAATATCATATATGGCATAAGTTATAGTTAAAATTGATGTTCTTAAATAAAAATCGGCGGTGATTGATTTATTTAAAAATAAAACCGCATTCCCAAATGTAAATATAGAGTGGAAACATGAAAAAAAAATATTCTTCTGTTTTTGATTTAATTTATTTAAAATTGTTTTATAAAAAAACAAAAAATTAAAAAAAAAAAATAAAGTATCTAAAAACATATTTTATTTTTTTATTTTATTTTAATGCTTAAATTTTATTTTAAAACTTATTTAGTTTTTGTATTTGTTTTATTAATTCTTTTTTTTTTAATTTGTTATAGTTTTTTATTTTTTTTTCTTTAGCGTATGGTCTAAGTATTTTTAAAGGGTATTTTGAAAAATCATAATATTTACTACATTTTATAATTTTATTGCGTTTTTGACCTTGTTTATTATAAATAGCGGAAGTACATATACCATATGGATTATTTATTTTAGGTCTTACTTTCATAAGACAACTACAATATTTCTTTTCTTTTTTTGATAATTTTTTTGTTTTTAAAACTCTATTAGAACTAATTCTATTATATGATTTTTTTTTTGTTTTTTTCATTATTAAATTAAGAAAAGAATAAAATTGAGTTATATAAATAGAATAATTAAAATTAAATAGTGATATGGAAAAATATCCTTTTAAACATATACCTAATTTTATAGAAACATTAAATGAAAATGGTATTAATTTAATTAAAATAATAAAACAAGAAATTAAATTTAATTATGACACAATAGAAGTATTACAACACGGAAAGAAAGTAATTGTAAAAGAGCAACGTGGTACGTGTTGGTTATCTAATAAAAATTTACCATTTATGTATTCTGGGAAAATTATGATACCTTTAAAAATTCCGAAAACTATTTTAGATATTAAATTAAAAATAGAAGAAGAAATAAAAAAGGAATTTGATGGAGTACTAGTTAATTACTATCCTAATGGAAATATAAGTATGGGATATCATAGTGACCCTATAGAAGACAAATGGGATAATAATTTTGTAATTTTATCATTGGGTGATAGTAGAGACTTTATCTTTAGAGAAAAATTACATAAAAATAATAAGATTAAATTTAACTTTAATAATGGGGATTTGATATACATGTTTGATAATTGTCAGGAATTATATCAACATAGTGTAAGAAAAAATAAAGATAGTAATGCGGAAAGAATAAGTTTAGTATTTAAAAAAAGTATTTAATCACCTCCAACATATCTCCATGGTCCTTCTTCAATCTTGAATGAGTCCTCTTTTAAATCTGCAGGGTTTTCAACTTCCTTTGCTTTAAATAAAGGATTATAATTAATTTTAGAATCTTTATCATCATCGGGAATTAGATCATTATCTTCATCTACATCATGCGCCAATTCTCTAGTATGATCTATTTTTGTATCTCCCCGCTGATGAAATGATCTACCACCAACTTCGTTTATCAGTCTATCACTATATCCAGTTGTATGTATGGCACTAGGATAAATTATATTATAGCATTTTCCTCCTCCTTCTTGATTAAGGTCGCTTTTAAAACCACACGCTCTTATTGTGTCCCCGGTTCTGGTTCTCCATCCTGGAATGGTTGCGGATTCACAATCTATTTTATTATTAATTCCGGTGCAACCTGCTAATCTAATTCCATAATTTGCTACTCCACCGCAATCTTTTGCCGTAATTTTCCTACCTAAACCTAAATGTGTAGTTATAAGTAACGCATAGACCAATCCGGGAACATAATATGCTAAACTCAATATACAACATAATACTATTTTTATCCAACCTTTAAGTCCAAACGCCATAAAAACTCCTAATGGCGGACAAATTATAGTCGCGGCCATATTAATAAAACCCTCAGAACCTACACTTTTATAACATCTAAGTGGTCGATACATATCTTTATCCGTATTTCTTCCTCCACCGGTATGATCGGCCCAGCCATGTTCTCCATGGTGATGGTCTCCAAAACTATCCGCATAACCGGTAGAGATATCAATATGTTTATGGTGTTGTTCTGGACCGTGAGGTAATCCCCATAAACCACCTTTCAAAAAACTAAATACATATTGAAAAAACATTCTTAATATATGAACCACTAAATCTATTACTGCTAATAATAATATTTTACTAATTAAAAAAATAGATGTTACAACCCCCTTTATCATAGTAATCGGCCATAACCATGTGATTGCTATCATTATTAAATCCATAAAAATAAATGGCAATAATGCAATCCAAGAAAAAACATCTGCAATAACTAATAAAATATCAAGTAAATTTAAAAAAAAATCTACAAGTGATTTTCCGATTTTTTGTAATATAGATACCGGATTACCGAATTTTTCTTTTTTTGGATATTTAATATAAACTACTTTTGTTAATAAAATTATAATTCCTATTATAATAATACTTAAATAAACATTTGGTGTTTCCATATTATAATTAAATTAGAAATATTTATTTATAATTGTTCTTTTTTATTGGAAATTTGGTATTTCTATATTAATATCATGATAAAGTATAACAATTAATATAATAAAACATATAAAAAAAATTAATAAGAATATAGATATTAAAATATCATAATCCATATTTAAATATTATATAATATATAATGAATAATTATATTATATATATTTTTATACTTTTAATATTTGTTATAATTGTTTATTTTAATCAAAAACATATTAAAAATAAACTAAATCAAAAAGGTCAAAATTGGGAAAAAATACAGAATGATAATTATTTTAATTTTTTTAATAAATATGATTTTAAATTTAGAGAGTGTTATAATAAACAAAAATGTAAGAATTTATATTTAGAAAGTTATATTCCGTTTAGTAATTTTGAAGAGAAAAAAATATTAGAAATAATAAATAATTTTAATAAATTAATTAATTTTAAATATAGAGATATTTTTAAAGAAATTAATTTCATAAAAGTTGATAATAATATAGAATCTTCCATGCCCCATACGAGAAAAGATGCTATTATTTTTTCTCAAAGTCTATTTAATAGAATAATATATTTATTTGAAAAAGATTCTAATGATTTATTTTTCCCAAAATTATTATCACACGAAATGTTTCATATTTTTCAAAGAAAAAATCCCAAAAAAATAGGTACTTTGTATAGAGATTATTGGAAAATGGAAAAATACATGAACGAACTCCCATCGGAAATATTAAAAATAAATAGAACTAATCCAGATGCCCTTCCAGATAATAATTGGTTATTTAAAACCAAAAAGGGATTTATATTACCATTATGTGTATATAGAAAAAAATCTTCATCTTTAAGAGATACAGAAAATATTTATATAAGATTAAATAAAAATAAAAAATTTATAAATCTACAAGAAGATTTATATAAAAGAAATTTATTAATAAATAATATTGATTTTGTTAATTTTTTCGGTCAAGAATCGGCGAATAATTATCATGCTAATGAAATTTCGTCATCTTTATTTGAAAAAATTATAGAAATACATATTCTAAAAATTGGAAGTTTAAAAAATAAATCTGCTATATTATTAAATAAATTTTTAGAAATTGAAATCTAAAAGATTTTAAATAATTTAAGATAATTTTTTAAATATTTAATAATTATGGAACTAAAAAAAACAATTCAAAAAGAAAAAAAAAAAAAAAAAGAAAAATGTTTAATATGTAAAAAAAAACTTATTTTATTAGATATTCCATGTTCTAAATGTAATATAGGTTATTGTATTAAACATAGACTTCCAGAAAGTCATAATTGCTTCTTTAATTTTAAAAAGGAAGGTAAATTACTTTTACAAAAAAATAATCCTAAAATTATTAATGAAAAAATAATAAAAATTTAATTTTCATATATTTATTTTCCCATTTTTCTTTTTATTGTTCTTTTTTCCACTTCTGTTAATTGTTCTATTATTTGCGCTTCTTCAATACCACTCACAAGAGAATAAAACCCACTTTTAAATAATTCTTCACATTTTGAATAATATATCACTAACATATCTCTTGTTTTTGTCTCTAAATCAAATAAAATTTCGGAAGATAAATCCTTTAACTTAAATTTTCCACTAATACTACTTTTTTCTATTAAATTATTTAAAATAACATTTAACTTTTCTTTACTTTCTTTATTATGAGTTGTAATTAAATTATAATTACCTAGATACTCATTAAAGGAATTATTATTATTTTTTTTAACCTTATAATCTTTTAAATTTAATTTACTATTGGAACATTCTTCTCTTTTACTTAAATTTGGGAGTGTTCCTTTTAATTTTGTTATGGTTCCATCTTTAATCATATCTTTAGGAGCATTTTTTCGAGTAGACTCAATGACCGCCTTAAAATCATCCATCGTTTTTTGGTTTTCTCTAACAACTGTTTCTAAAATAGGTTCACCCTCTATAAATGTTTCATCATTCGCAGATTCCATGATATTTTCTTTAGGTTTTTGCACTATACCTAAAAGAGTTCCTATTCCAGAGAAAAAATTTGCGCCCCCCCTTTGATTTTTTTTTTTTTTACGTCCCCCTTTTTGATTCATATTTGGATTTAATTTAGGAGATAAAACGGAGGATTGTGTAGTTATTGGTGGAGCATTTGGATTATTTATTGGTGGAGCATTTGGATTATTTATTGGTGGAGCATTTGGATTATTTATTGGTGGAGCATTTGGATTATTTATTGGTGGAGCATTTGGATTATTTATTGGTGGAGAAGTTTGCTGAATGGGTAATTTTTGTAAATCCTTTTTTTCTGCAACTATGGGCCTGGGGTCATTCTTACTTAAATTAATTTTAACTCCTTTTACCTTTTTTGTTAAAGACCTCAAATTATTTCTTGAAAACTTATTTTCATTATTTCTTGAAAACTTATTTTCATTATTTCTTGAAAACTTCATGGTTTTTTTATTTAAATTATTATTTAATCGTTCAAGTGTTTTTTTTAATTTTTTTGTGTTTTCTTTTGAAGTATTACGATTTATATTATCATCATCATCATCTTCGTCATCATCATCTTCCTCTTCTAAATTATTATTTAAAGGAGAAACATTATTTTCAGAAGTATTCTCTATATTAGTTCCTAATTTTTTTTGTAATTCTTTCATTTGTTCTAAAATTTTTTGATTCTGTACTTCAAAACCATCAATATTATACATTTGATAAAGACTTAATAACTCTTTTATTCCTGATAAATCCATAATACTCTTAGGATACAAATGTAAATCATTTTCACATACACCATTTTTAAAAGATGAATTCTCATCTACACTTTTATATAAAGCATTTATTCTTTTATGACACATATTATTCTCAGAATCTAATGCCACCATAATTGCTCCTAATAGATTAAATACTCTCACATAATAAATAGAAATACCTCTACATAACTGTGATTTACTTTTTAGTTTATTTTCTAAACCATATTTTTTTTCTTTAATCTCGCCACATTCTTCATCACTACATGGTTTAAATTTATTTGGTGAAATATATATTTTTTGTGCGAATTCTTTTAACTCTATTTTTTTAAATCTATGTTGTAATTCCTGTTCTAAAAAAATAGTATGTGCGTTACATGTTTTATTTTCTTGTAAACTAATAAAATCAGTATAAGTTCCCTCATTTAAAAGATCAGTTATAATATTATTTATTCGTTGTTTAAAAGATGTTTTTTTTATTGCAGTCATATATAAAATAACAAGAAAAAAAAATAAATTAGGAAAAAGAAAGTTAATCTTACAAATTAATTCGCTTTAGTTTTTGCAACATTATTTTTAGGAATGCAATAATAACCACAGAATTCTGTATAATTTATAGGGTCATCGTCGCCGGGAGTGGAGTAATCTTTATTCGCAGTTGAAGGAATAAAAATCGATATTTTATCCGAATCTTTATCTGTAATAGGCAAGGTCCCTGGTTTATGACTCCAAGACCCATTTGGATTTTGTCTATAAAAATGAAATGTATTACCCGGGTCTGCAACCATAGCACCTTTATAATATCCTTTTTTACATTTTTTAGTTAATTGTTCTTTATATAAAATAGAATTATCTTTTAAAATTTTATTTTCCATTTCTTTACAAGTATATTTAAATTTTTTTTTATCTAAATTACCATGCTTTTCTAATAAATATTCATCCCCCGGTTGTGGTATTAATTTCCTACATTGACTTGTTTTACTTGGACAGTTATCTTTATTATGTTTTTTACATAATTTAGAACATTTTTTTCTAATTTTAGGCATAATATCATCAAGAAAATATGTATAACAGTTATGAGAAGATACCGTATATGGTTTTCCCCATGCAACTTTATCATACTTGGGTTCATCTCCTGTTGTAAATTTTTTTAAAAATTTTTTACAATTCTGGTGCTTCTTACAAAAATGTGTGCCTTTTTTAACAGGTTTATTACATTTTAAATCTTCTATTTTTTTTTTGGTTTTTCTTTGTTTAATGTAATATTCTCCTTTTTTTTTTGAATAATCCACACATTTACAGGTTCCTTTTTTATTTTCATTCATTTTTTCTAGTGTCTTATATATAATTATTAAAAGAAATAAATATAATATTAGTAATATTAAATTCATTTATTATATATTTAGATTTTTTTGTTATTTAAATATTTCTTCCATAAAATTTATTATAATTTTCTTATATTTTATACCATTTTCAAAAATATGAGGATATTTTGTTTTTAATATATCTAAAGAATTCTCCAAATTTAATTTTCCATATTTTATTAAATAACATAAAATAACGGTAGGTGATTTTTCCAGATTATCCTTACAACAAACTATCACATTAATTTCTTGTTTTATCTTATTATATATTAATTTAGTTATTTCATTTAAGTATTTAGAAAATTTTAATTTTTCATATTTTTCCATATTTTTACGAACATCATCATTATAATTTATTGATTTACCTAGAAAGTTTAAATCTTCCTCACAATTTACTAAAAATTTAATATTTTTATCTTTTAAAAATTCGGAATTTTCTAAATAATTTAGAGTACCTATCCATAAACCTGGCAATATTTCAATTTTCATTTAAATTAGAATAAATAAAATAAAATTGAAAATTAATTTAAAAATAAATTCATTTATTTTAAATATGAATTCTTTAAATGATTTAAATGCTTCTTTATTTTCTATTTTAGAAGATTATAAAGAAAAACCAAATGTAAAAAATAAAATACATAATGATGATTTTTGTAGTAATTGTGAAAATAATACTATTAAAATTATAAGGGGGGAAATTATATGTAGTTCTTGTGGTTTTTTTAGTGGTATTAAGATAGATGATGGTGCCGAATGGAGATTTTATGGTTCTGATGATAGTAAATCTTCTGACCCAAATAGATGTGGTATGCCTACTAATATTTTATTACCGGAATTTTCTTTAGGTTCTGTTATACCTTTTAATAAAAATGAAAGTTATAATATGAAAAAAATAAGAAATTATAATACTTGGAATAATACTTCATATAGAGAAAGAGCTTTATATCAAGTATTTGAGAATATGACTATTAGAGCAAGAAATGCCGGAATATCTAATTGTATTTTAGAAGAAGCTAAACATATGTATAAAATAATATCTGAAACAAAAATATCGAGAGGAGATAATAGAAAGGGTATTATTGCATCATGTATTTATATTGCTTGTAAAAAATTTGATAAATGTGCCAGAAGCACTAAAGAAATTGCAGATATTTTCCAGATTGAATCCACTAATATGACAAAAGGATTTAAAAAATTTAATGAAATAATGTTAATTATTCAGAAAAATGAAATAAAAGTAGATGAATATACTATATCTGAATCAATTGATTTTATAAATAGATTTTGTTCTAATCTTAATTTAGAAGAAGATACAAGTAATTTATGTAAACATGTATGTAGGAAAATAGAAGATTATGATTTGGTATCTGAAAATACTCCAACTTCTAAAGCCGCTGGAACTATATACTTTATTACTTATCTTTTCTGTCTGGAAATTTCAAAAAAAAATATTTCACAAGTTTGTATTACTTCTGAGGTAACAATCAGTAAATGTTTTGGGAAATTAATAGATTATTATATTTATTTATTACCCGAATTATGGTTAAAATATCTAGCTGTTGATTTTATACATAGAATATCTGAAAATATTGATAAAATATATTCAAAAGATATTCATAATAATTTTTTAAGGGAGTGTCTTTCTATTTTTTCAAAATTAACAAAAAGTAAATTAATTAAGGATAATAAATTTATTACTTATTACTCTGCCGGTGTTATCCAATACCAAATAATTCTTAAAAACTATTTAAATATAAATACCAAAGAAATATCAATTTTATATCATATGACTGAAGAAAATGTTTTAAAACATTATCAAAAAGTAGATAATTTTATGTCAAATATAAATGATTAAAATTATTGTAAGGGAAAAAACATATGGGTCTTATACTTCTAATTATATTAAATGCTATATGATACTCTAAATTATATTTTTTAATTAAATATAAGAGTAATATATTCGCACTTCTTTGTGATCCTACCGCACAATGAATTAAAATATTTTTTTGTTTTGTTCTAAAATCATCTATAATATTTAAACAACCTATATATTTTAATAAATCATAATTTTTTAAAAATTTATTATCATCTACCGGAATTCTTATTTTTTTACATTTATAATTATTAATAAAATTACAATTTTTGGAACAATTAATTATTAATTGGATATTTTTTTCTTTTAAAAAATCAATATTTAAACTTGATTGAAAATCTCCTATAAAAATATAAGGTATTATTTCATCATATTGTTTTGATATATTTAAATAATTAAAAATATATGATAAAAATTTCATTGTGTATTTATTATTAGAAATAAAATGTGAGTTTAAAATTTATTTTAATTTTAAATATTAAAACTAATGATGTTAGATCAGAATAATATAATATTAATTCTTTTACTTATATCTGTAATTGTTGCTTTCTATGCCATTTATCTATCCATGGAAAATTCAAAAAAAATAAAAAAAATAAATATAGAATTATTAGATCTAGTAAAACTAGTACATCAATTATCCAATATACCCAGTAAAATTATTCATCCGAAAGAAGATAAGGTGAATGTACCATTAGAAATCAATAATCAATATCCAACACTCGATGAATTAAATGATATGAAATACAATTCTTTAGATGATGAGTTAAAAAGAAATATCGATAATCTAGAATTAATTCAAAAAAATAATGAAGGAGAGAATGACGCAGGAGAGAATGACGCAGGAGAGAATGACGCAGGAGAGAATGACGCAGGAGAGAATGACGCAGGAGAGAATGACGCAGGAGAGAATGACACAGGAGAGAATGACACAGGAGAGAATGACACAGGAGAGAATGACACAGGAGAGAATGACACAGGAGAGAATGACGCA